CATAGTATTTCTGGGTATTACGTATCTGGCCCCGCAAACAGCGGGTTTAATGGACAACTCGGCGGTCCTGGTGTCGTAAATACTAATGCCACAGGCGGTGGCGGCAGTCACACCCATCCGTTTTCATTTAGCACAGGTGCAGGTTCCGTTAATCTTGCAGTAAAGTATGTTGATTTAATTATTGCCCAGAAAAATTAAGGAATAAATATGATTAAAACAATCCAAGACTCGATGGAAGGTGGCGAATTTAAACCACGCCATACCGTTGAAATTTACTGTCCTAACTGCGGGCGTGATGTAGACGAGACCGAACTAGCTATGAAAGTATGCGGCGACTGCGGGTTTGACCTATCAAATCCTGAACAGCACGTAGCTATCGTAGTGGCAAACCTGTCTTCTGGGGGACAAACGTTGTGAGCGACAAAGAAACATATATTGAGACAGCAAAAGAAGTCGCTGGTAAATCTATCGGCAAACAAGGCCTTTTCTATATCACCTTTATCGTGGTAATTGGTGTAGGTGCTTCAATCGTGCTAGAAGAAGGCAAAATGGCTGCGGTAATGGGATTGCTTGGTGCTTCCCTAACTGCGCTTATTTCCATGTTAAACGGCGTTGCTGGTGCCACTCCAAAACAAGACAAGCCTGAGTTTGAGATTATGAAGCAGCTAATCGAGCGTTTAGACCGCATGGCTGACCGTGACCCAATGAGCGTAGCAGTTGATGGCGATAAAGTATTGGTTCGCAAGGGTGATAACGAAACCGCTATTGGGAGATGATATGTTAGGACTAGATACCATTGTTGGCGTAGGAATGAAGTTAATTGACAAACTTATTCCTGATCCTGCCGCCAAAGCAGAAGCACAACAAAAGCTATTAGAGTTGCAACAGCAAGGAAGATTAGCAGAACTTCAAGCTGATTCAATAGAAGCCCAAGAATTAACAAAACGGCAAGGTGCGGATATGGCATCTGATAGCTGGCTTTCTAAAAATATTAGACCAATGACATTAATAGCCATTTTAGGGGGTTATTTTACATTTGCAATGATGAGTGCTTTTGGATATGAAGCTAATCAAAACTATGTAACTTTGCTTGGAAATTGGGGTATGTTAGTTATGTCATTTTATTTTGGCGGCAGAACCCTTGAGAAGATTATGGACATGAAGGCAAAGGAAAAGAAAGATGCTTGAGTCTCAGTTACTCGCTCTTGGCATTGAAGGCAAATGGTTTGAGCCATTGCAAGAAACCTTCGAGAAGTACAACATCAACACACCTAAACGCCAAGCTGCGTTCTTAGGCCAATGCATGCACGAGTCAAATAACTTTAAAACTCTAACTGAGAACCTAAACTACAGCGATAAGGGTTTGATGGCAACCTGGCCTAGTCGATTCCCTAACGAATCCTTCGCAAACCAGTATCACCGTCAGCCAGAAAAAATAGCCAACCGCGTGTACGGCGGGCGTATGGGCAACGGCCCAGAAGAAACAGGTGAGGGTTGGCTTTACAGGGGAAGAGGTTTGAAACAGTTAACTGGCAAGGAAAACTATGAGCGATGCGGATCTGGTTTGGGTGTGGATCTTGTCAGTAATCCTGATTGGCTATTGGATCCTAAATATGCGGCTTTAAGTGCAGGTTGGTTTTGGAACAAACATAACTTAAATGACTTGGCAGACAAGGGCGATATTGAGACAATGACAAGAAGAATTAATGGTGGCTTAATTGGTTTAGATGCCAGAAAAGCTGCTGTTGCTAAAGTTGAATCAATACTAGGGTAAACCCCATGCCATTACAGAAACTACAGTTTCGTCCAGGAATTAACCGAGAAGGCACTGACTACTCCAACGAGGGTGGTTACTTCGACTGTGACAAGGTACGCTTTCGTTCTGGTTTTCCTGAAAAGATTGGCGGCTGGACTCGGATGGCAAATGCCCAGTTTCTGGGATATGCCCGTTCGCTATGGAATTGGGTTGCGTTAAACAGCTCAAACTATTTAGGCGTTGGTACGGAAAAGAAATACTACATTGAGCAGGGCGGTACATACAATGACATTACGCCTGTTGTGTTTACCTCTGCAAACGTGGCTAATGCGTTTACGATTACCAGCGGATCAAACGTACTTACGGTAGTTGATTCTTCATACCAGCCAAACGTAGGCGACTATTTAACTATCTCAAATGCAGCCACAATTAGCACTAGCAACATAACTGCTGCGGTTTTAAACCAAGAATACTCGATTACGACTAGGATTAACTCTACAGCGTACACCGTAACAATGAGCGTTACAGCCAATCTTTCTGCAACTGGCGGAGGGGCTGCTACTGATATTGCTTATCAACAGCCAGTTGGTCTTAATACCTTTACGATAGGCACGGGGTGGGGTGCAGGTCCTTGGCCTGTTACAGGAACAACAACTAGTCTAACTAACCCTTTTACTACAACTAACGGCAGTAATTCTGTCGTAGTAACCCAGACAGCTCACGGCTTAACTAACGGGCAAGCGGTTATTTTTGCTAATGCTACGGCAACAGGCGGCGTTTCAGCAGTTCTTTTAAATACCTTGTTTTACCCCACGGTGGCTAATGCCAACGCATACACCATTACTGTTCAGGCTAATGCCACATCTAACGTAGCTGGTGGCGGTGGTAACGTTATTGCCTATACTGAAACAGGTACTCGTGGTTGGGGTGAAGGCTTTACATCAGGTATTGGGCAACAGTTGCGCCTTTGGTCTAACGATAACTACGGACAAGACCTTATAATTGCGCCCCGTGGCGGCGGTATTTTTTACTGGACGGCGGCTACTGGCTTTGCAGTTCGTGCGCAACCTTTATCTTTTCTGTCTACCAGTAATGGGTTTGATGGCACTCGTGTTCCAACGCAGACTAATCAGGTAGTAGCTTCGGCAATTCAGCGGTTTGTTATTTGTTTTGGCGCTAACCCGTATGACCCAGTAACAGCAGCTACTACGTTTGACCCAATGTTGGTGCGCTGGTCAGACCAAGAAAACCCATACGAGTGGGTGCCTGCAGTAACAAACCAGTCAGGCGAGTTTAGGCTTTCTAGCGGCTCATTTATTATGTGCGCCCGCAATACCCGTCAGGAAATCTTGGTTTGGACTGACTCTACCATCTACTCGATGCAGTACTTAGGACCGCCCTATGTTTGGGGCTTTCAAATATTGCAGGACAACATCTCCATCATGTCGCCAAATGCGGCAATTACGGTAAATAACGTGACTTACTGGATGGGTGTGGATAAGTTCTATATCTATTCAGGCCGAGTAGAAACGTTGCCTTGCTCGCTATGGCAGTACATCTTTAATGACATTAATAAGGAACAGGCATTCCAGGTGTTCTGCGGCACAAACGAAGGCTACAGTGAGATTTGGTGGTTCTACTGTTCACAAGGCTCAAACGACATTAACAAATATGTTATATATAACTACTTAGAGCGTAGTTGGTATTACGGCACTATGGCTAGAACAGCGTGGCTTGATTCGGGTATCCGCCAGTATCCGATGGCTGCAGACTATAACAGTCGGATGTTGTTCCACGAAAGTGCAGTAGATGATGTGGCTGGTATAGAACCCGTGCCTATTAATGCCTATGTTCAGTCTTCTGACTTTGACATCGGTGACGGGCATAACTTTGGCTTTGTGTGGCGCATCCTGCCAGACATTAACTTTACTGGATCAAACGTAAACCAGCCATCGGTAACAATGACAGTCAAACCACGCCAAAACTCAGGTGCCCCATACGGTGCGGCTAATAATCCTAGGGTATTAAGCAGTGACAACTACTCCAGTGTAAGCGTCTATAACATTCAAGAGTTTACGGGTCAGGTATATACCCGTCTGCGGGGTCGTCAGCTTGCCTTTAGGATCGAGTCAAATACTCTGGGCGTGGCATGGCAGTTAGGTAGTCCACGGATTGATATACGTAATGACGGCAGACGTTAATGGCAATTAACCCACAAATAAAGACCCTTGATCTTAGGCCGCCAAAAGCGCCTAACTTGTTGATTGCGCCAGTAGATTACCGTCAGGCTTACCTTGACCAGCTTAATAACGCTTTGCGTTTATATTTCAACCAGATTGATAACGGCTTAAGTTCTTTATTTTCGAATACTGGCGGGGCTGGGCTTAGTTTGCCCCATATTTCCGCCTCAGATAATGCCGACCAACTTGCTACTGCTTCTAATACACCAACGGAAGTAAAGTGGGATACGCTTGAGTCTGGTTTGGGGTGGACACTAAATGCACCCGGCACGGCTACGGCTGATGTTCCTGGGATATATACAATAAGATACAGTCTCCAACTTGCAAATACCGATAATGCCCAGCATAACGCAGCGGTATGGCTAAAGATAAACACAGGTTCTGGACTTGCAGATGTGCCTAGGTCTGCCACCATATTCTCAATACCAGCTCGTAAGAGCGCAGGAGTTTTTAGTTATATTTGTGCCTATTCAGAGGCTACGTTCCAAGTAAATGCTGGCGACATCATAGCGCTGTACTGGGCAACCGACCAAGCCTACGATACCTCACCCGCAACAGACGGTATTTATATAGAAGCATTAGCAGCACAAACTAGCCCATACGCAAGACCCGCAGTTCCGTCTGCTATTGGCTCAATTACCTTTGTATCAAGACTTCCAACAACGGTATAACAATGATAAACTTCAATCAATTCAACCCCGTGAGGTAGATATGGGACTGCACCATACAGCACACTATTTAAGAAGCAAAGGTCGTGGAAACGACACAATGCTTGTCCATATGACCCCAGGCGAGGTTAAGGGGCTTCAAGCCATAGCCTTACGGCACGGTGGTTCGTTGACAGTTAACCCAGATACGGGTTTACCAGAAGCTGGCTTTTTAGAACAAATCCTACCAATTGTAGCTGCGGCTGGTTTGACATATTTAACGGCTGGTGCAGCTACGCCGACTTTGGCTGCGGCTTTGGGACCTACTGCGGGTGGTATTGCTGCTGGAGCCTTATCTGGTGCGGCTATTAGTGGTGGTATGGCAGCTATTCAAGGTAAAGATGCTGGGCAAGCAGCCCTTATGGGTGGTTTGGGTGGTGGTATTGCTGGCGGACTGGGAGCTTATGATGCCGCTAATGTCTTTAACGCCCCTAACCTTTTAGCCGATACTTCACAGCAAATGGCTACAAGTACACCAGAAGTTGCTACTGAAATAGCCAAAAAAGCAGCTGGATCAGCCGCAACACCTCCAACTTCCGTAAATCCAGCTGGCTATAACATATCAATGCCAAACCCAAGTTCTCCTGGAACATTTATTAATCCTGAAATTGGACCTATGGGTGGAACAATAACGCAACCTCTAAATCCATACGCTACCCAAGCAGGAATAAACGCAGCAAATGCGGCTCCAGGAGAAGCTCAAAGAGCAGCGCTTAATCAATTATCTCAAAATACTAATACATTGGCTGAAGGTTCTAAACAATTAGCGGGGCAACCTACTTTCTACAGCGGTCTAGGCAGTTACGGAAAAGCAGGAGTTCAGGCTTTACCAGTGCTTGGTTTACTAGAAGATGAGCAGCGAGGGGGAGGTCCTACCGATACATATCAAAGCCCATTACGCCGAATTTCACCTGATTTCCGAGCTTATGAGCCCCCAAGACCTAACCCATACTACCGTGCACAATATGCTGCCGAGGGTGGCATTATGCAGTCTTACCAAGCTGGTGGTCCTGTAGAACGTATGTCTATGATGAACACGGCTATGAACCCCCAAGGTGGCTTGTATCCCCAAGGGATGATTGATAAGACCCAGTACGCTACCCCTACCCAGCGCCCAGTAAGTGCAGAATTAATGTCGGAAACTCCTGCCTATGAACGGTCGAGTCCAATGTTAATGAATACTGGTGGAACAGCTAGACTACCCAAAGGTGATCCTGGGTTATACAGAGATGCTGACCCAACAACCCGTGGTCAAGACGCATTTACAGCAGCTTTGACTCGCTTAAATAGTATGCAGAAGAAGGCTAATGTTAAGGGTTTACCCGCATTAAAAGCAGTAGCACAACCATTAGGTAACATCCAAGAAGCTGCTAAAGGCGGTGTTATGTCTAGTTTAGGAGGGTACTCTGATGGTGGCAGAATGCTTAAAGGACCTGGTGACGGTATGTCTGACTCTATTCCTGCTTCTATTGCTAACAAACAACCTGCCCGACTGGCTGACGGGGAATTCGTGGTTCCTGCTGATGTGGTCTCACATTTAGGTAACGGTTCTACTGATGCTGGCGCTAGGAAGCTATACGCTATGATGGACAAGATCCGCAAAGCTAGAACCGGTAAAAAGAAACAAGCACCTGCAGTTAAAGCCGACAGATATATGCCTGCATGAATTTAACCGTTCAGCCAGTCAACGTAACCCATTTTCACCAAACTTGGCCGTTGGTTGAGAAGTTTTTGACAGAAGCATTGAAATGGGGCGAAGACGACTATACGGTTGAGCAAGCTAAAGGGTATTTAGCTAGGGGCGATTGGTTGCTAGTAGTTGCAGCAGACGAAGAAAACAAGATTCATGGCGCAGCAGCAATAAATTTTTTTAACATGCCAAACGACAGAGTGGCATTTGTTATAGCAATGGGTGGTAAATTAATAAGTAATCCAGACACATATAAGCAATTTTCTGATTTACTTAAGGCGTATGGGGCTACTAAAATACAAGGTGCCGCTAGAGAAGCAATTGCAAGATTGTGGACACGGTATGGGTTTAAGGAACGCTACAGAATTGTAGAGGCAAAATTATGAG